ATGAGGGAGTCGTCGAAGAAGTCGACCTTGTTTTCAATGAACGCAATACCCTCCGCCAGCGCGTTGCGGTCTTGCATCATGATGCCTATGATGGTCGTATCGCTCATTGCACTGGAGGTTTACCAAGCTTTCGGCGGACTTCGTTTTCGTAGGCTATCGGGTCTTCCCACGCTTGCTTCTTGGGTAGCGGCTTGACCTCTTGATGCCGCACCCAGTTGCTGAAGTGCCGCTTGTACTCGGTGATGGTTGGGTGCTGCTTATCGATTGACTTCAGGTAATTGTCGAAGTAGACCATCAGCCGTATGACTTCTTCTTTCGTTGTGCTTAGTTGCATGGCAAATAATTCGACGACGGCTTCATCTTCTTCAATTCTGTAATTCTTTAATTCTTCAATTCTTTCATTCGTTAATTCTTTAATTCCTAACTTCTTAACTTCTTTAATTCTTACGCTTCCTTCTTGCTTGTCGTTTGCTTCCGTTTTGCTTCCGTTTTGCTTCTGTTTTGCTTTCTTGCCGTTTTCGTATCGCTTGTTGTTCGCTTCGATTATTGGCTTGATTAGCTTCCAGTATGACCGTGCAAGCGGTGTGATCTCCGCTGGTTCTTCTTGATTCAGGCCGTAGTAGACGATGGCCTTGAGCAGTTCAAACATCAGCGCGTCTGGCAGTTCTTCGATGGCTTCAAGCCAACTGCGGTAAAAGACAAATCCGTGTTTCATATTACTTTATGTTGAATGCCCCAGTCTTTCAAATCGTTGTATGAACAGTATAACATTAGGTTGCCATCTGATTTAACAGTGTGCATTCTATGCGCATGGAAAAAATCAATGTTCTCTCTGATGTAGTCAAACAGCCTTAAACGGTCATATACCACTGCCCTTAACATATTATATTCGTCATCTCTGTCTACGTCTATCTGTATGCCAATAGAAGCCGTCATTGCTCTGGCTTGGATTGACTTTATCGTTTTCTCATATTCAGTAGACGCACCACTTGTTCTCTTGTAACGTATAGTTATTTTCTCATACCAGTCTTCTTTGAAATTGCACCTATTCGCTATGGTGTAAATCATGCCGTTTTGAGCTTTAGCTATTATATCGGTGCAGGCGTGTCGATCAAATAAGTCATTTAATGGGTTGCTCTCCAGTTCAAGGCTAATTAACATCCAATTCAAGGATTGAGCTATTTTAGCCTTATTCACTTGAAAGGCTATTGTTGATTCTTTGAGGTCATTTTCTACGTTTTTATTCATTTTTTAGTAATTGAAAAGTTTAATTCTTGCATTCTGTTTAATATAGCCGCAGCATAAACTGTATCACGTTCAATAGCTATGGCTGTTCTGTCAGTATTGTCACAGGCAATAATGATGATACCAGAGCCAGCAAATGGATCTATAACTACCTGCCCTGATCTTGTAATGTTCAGACACCACTCAAATAGCTTTACAGGCTTCTGTGTTGGATGTATTCTCTTTTCGCCTCGCTCTGAATCTTTGATCATGCCGTTCCACTTATGATGAAACAATCTTGCAGAGCCGAGCATATTAGTCCACGCCAGTTCGCAGTCGCTGTTATTGTTGATAGCCTCGCCATCTCTCTTATCCCATATCAACCAGCCTGCTGAATTTTCTAATTTATTGGCATAATGATTAGCACCCCACGTTATTACGTTGCGACTGTAATCAAATAAAATTCTTGGTTCAAACTCTTGATCATCACCTTCTATGACCTTATAGTCACCTCGCTGGGCTAAGCCATTGCCTGTCGGTGATTTGTATGAAATGCCATAAGGCGGATCGGTTAGTACGCAGTTTATTTCTGGGCAGTTTTCACGAATGTAATCGATGTCTTGAAAAGCATCAGCAACGATTAAAATGTGTCTATCGTTAATCAAATAAACATCGCCATGTTTAACATCAAATTCTTGTGCTATTATCTCGTTGATTTCACTTTGCGGCTTTATGTCGTTAGCCTTAATTTTTTCGGCTACCTGTGCATAATGATTTTTCTTTTCTTGCTCTCCTTTAATGTGTTGATATGCTTGGTTGATACTCAGTTCACCGGAACGCAACTGGTGCTTCACTTCTTCTGGCGCATGCTTGATGACGTATTGACCTTGAGCGACCTTGCCAGTCGACCAATTCAATGATTCAGCAATTTCTTTTTGCGTGTTGTGCGCCGGTTCAGTTCTGGATGTTTTATCAATAATTGATAAATCATCCAACTTCGTATGTTGATTGCCAGCAAAACCTCGGTTTATAGCGACTTCACTTTTTATGCTTTTCCCACGCTCATACAACACGTCTGCGCGCTTCTGCTGAAGTTCCAATTTGACAAAATCTGTCAAGTTTCTTCTGCCTAATTGATTGTCGATAATCCATAAGACCGCCTCGTCTTGGCTGTTGAAGTCTACTTCATGCAGGTCGAATTGTAGGCTGTGTTTCTGCGCCAGCTGGTACCGGTTGTGTCCATCGACTATTGTGTCGTTCCAAACGACGATTGCATCGCGTATGCCTTCAGCCAGAACGTTGTCCTCAAGCTGCTTAAATTCATCAGCCGTTAGCGACTGGATCAGATCTCGAAAGACCGGGTTGATGTTTAATTGTTTCATAAATTGGGTTTAGGTATGTAGAAAAAAAAGCCCCGACTGGTCGAAGGCAGTCGGGGCAGGCCAAGGTAGCGGCTTTGCTTACGTCATTGATTGGCTTCGACTCCGCTCTCTGACTCTATCACAAATATAACGATTATTCTCTCACAGCGCCACGCCGATCGTGATCATCTGCAACTTTACGCATCGCGTCAATGATGTTGTTGTCGACGTACGTTGCGGCAATCGCAAGGTCGTAAAACAACTCCGCCAGTTCAGTAGCAGTGAGATCGCTGTCGTCACTTTCGATGCTGATGCGCTTGCCGTCGATTTGCAGGCTTAGCTTTAAGCCAAGGTCAGAATGGGAGGTCGCTGCCATTGTCTTGGATGTTTAGGTTATTGTGCGATTCTGCCTTCGGCTTGCCAGCGTAGTAGTCCGCGCTGTTCGGCGATGGCTGCTGCTTGACCTGCACGTTGCCGGCCAAGAACTCGCCCTTAGCGCCTTGCTTGCGCCACAGCGCGACTTGGTATTCGACGCCGTTGAGCAGTAGGTTGCCCTTCCACGAGGGAGCGTTGGCATTGTCGGAGTTGTTGGTGAAGACGCTGATGTCGCCGTCTTTCTTTTGGTATGTACTCATAAAATTAGGTTGGGTTTATAAATTTTTTGGGTTATGGTTGTAAAGATAAGGGTGGTTCTTGCCATTCTTCGCACTCGTTCTCAAATGCTGCGTCATGGAAGAAGTCGAGCGGTGTCTGATCCAGCCACGCTTGAGCAACTTCGCGCTCGGTATCGGTCATAACTGCCTTGATGAAGTCAAAGCGGTCGTTGTCCTTTACGAACTTGAAATGACCGAGCGTGGCGTCGAGGACGTCGATGCTGCCAGCGTGTTCGTTGCCCCAGTCGTGTGCCTCGTATTCGATGTGGATTATAGGTTCAATGAAGCCGCCGTCGTGCGGGATTGGGTAGAAGTGTTTGAAGGATCGTTCTCTGGTCATGGTTTGGTTTGGTTTAGGTGTTGGTTAACTTTTTCAATAATCAAATCACCGATGTACTTGCGGCAAATGTCAGCGGTTTGCTGCCGATTGGCATGGGTATCGGCAGCGGCATCGGCATAGACAGCGGCAGCGGCAGCGGCATCGGCATAGGCAGCGGCATAGGCAGCGGCATAGGCAGCGGCATAGGCAGCGGCAGAGGCATAGGCAGCGGTACGGGCAGCGTCAGCGGCATGGGCAGCGGTATCTAATTCATCCCGCGACGCTCTACCCTGGCCAAAAGCTATGGCAACATCTACGGCTTTAATACTGCGCTCGTCAGTCATTAAATGTCGCACCGTGTTGGCACAATGCGCCTTGGCAAGGGTCAGCGGTTGTAATTCGACACCGCATTTCTTCGCAAGCCATAGCAGCCAATCGCCACGGTGACATTCAGTTACAACCTGTTCAATTGGTTTGTCTCCAGCCCACTCTATTGCAGCAGCGCAGGCATCAACAGAATGGAGGTACTCTTTAAAGGTTTTCATTGGTTGGGTTGGTTTAAAGGTTATCGGTTTGTTTTTGTGTTCGCTATTTGAATAGTAGCCAGTTGGGTTGTTGCAGTCCAAAATTTGAAACCAGTCAATGTTGTTATCATCGCACTCCACTAATTTATCACCCGCCTCAAATGCTTCGTCCAAAGTGTCGTAGGTTCCTGCATAATCTTCCAGTCCGTGGCAACTGTCGTAGTTGTTGCCTGCGATTAGTAAAAATTTATTCATAGTCATTTCTTGTTTTGGCGTGAATTTACTTCTTGATTTGGCGGCTATCTAACTCCGCCAAGACCAGCCGCAGTTTGTCTGCGGCTGAATCTCGGACAGTGTGATTGATGGCGATGCGCATCACCAACTCGCAGTTGGCTTGCTCGACGTGAAGGTTAGCAAGGCTCAGCCCTGCCAACCAAACTTTATAGGCTAATGGTGTCATCGGAAGGTTACAGTTAGAGTGGTCTTGGCTGGCTTCACTGGTACTACCGGCACAACTTCGCCAGTGTTCGGATCGACGATGGCGGCGGTGTCTGCCATCTTAAACGCGGTCTTAACTAATTCG